CGGAGGAACTACACAAGCTGGAAATGGTGCAGAGTCATCTATTACCGGGCCAAACACTGGAACTTATAAAACTTCAAGCACTTATTTAACAGGAGATATAGCAGCAGCAGGTGGTGGAGGTGGTGCTACTACAGGGGATGGCAGTGGTATTTTTGGAGGTTGCGCAGGTGGAATATCTACTACATCAGCTTCTTTTAATGCTTCAGTTAATAACTATGAAGTACAAAATAATGGTGGATTTAATGGAGGTGCGTTTGGAAATAGTACAACTACTCCAACTGGTTCTGGAGGTGGTGGAGTTGGTATGCCAGGAGCTAATGCTATATTAGCAACTCCTACAAGCTGGGTAGCGCCGGGAAGAGGAGGTGATGGAATATCATCTTATATAACAGGTTCTCAAATAGCTGTTGGTGGAGGCGGTGGTGGAGGTGATGATTGGCTAAATTATGGTAGACATGCACCTCTTAACATATTTACCAGCGCTTGGGGAGGTGGTGGCCAAGGAGGTCGTGGAAATTATGGACAGCCAGGAACAGCTAACACAGGCGGTGGTGGCGGTGGGGGAGGCTCATTTGGAAGTACAGCTCAGGCAGTTGGCGGTGCTGGGGGTTCAGGTGTAGTGATATTAAGAATGAAAACGTCAGATTACTCAGGAACAACAACAGGTTCTCCTACTGTAACGACAGATGGTAATGATACTGTATTAAAGTATACGGGTAGTGGAACGTATGTTCATTCATAAACAAAAAAATAGTTAACTTTGTAAAAAAATAAAATATGGCACATTTTGCAGAACTTGATGAGAATAACATTGTAACAAAAGTAATTGTTGTACACAATAATGAGCTTCTTGATGACCAGGGTCAAGAGAATGAAGCTAAAGGTGTAGAGTTTTGTAGCTCTTTGTTTGGTCATACGAATTGGGTGCAAACTTCTTATAACAACAACATGAGAAAACAATATGCTGGAGTTGGATATACTTATGACTCAGATAAAGATGTGTTTATTGAACCAAGTCCATATCCCAGTTGGACATTAAATGAAAATTCAGACTGGGTAGCACCGGTAGAAAAACCAGATGAAAGTGGTTTAGCAGAAGGTCAGTACTATGGGTGGTATGAAGATTCTCAAACCTGGGAAATAGAAAATGGCCCTGAAACAGAATAATTATGAATGGATTTGAACCAACAGTATTAGGGATATCAGTGTATGTTATAACAATAGCAAAAATTAATGAATATCTGCAAGGACTTCTAATAATAGCTACACTAGTTTATACTGTCATAAAAATATATCAATTAATAACAAAGTAGTGAAATACTTTAAGTATCATGAATTTGACAGCCCCGACAAACCTGGCTCTGGTCATAACATGCAGCTTTCTTTTCTTGAGTTGCTCGACAATGCACGTCAAATTGCAGGGATACCGTTTAAAATTAACTCGGGATTTAGAACACCCGAACATAATGAAAAAGTTGGAGGAGCAGAAAGTTCCTCACATTTACGAGGACACGCTGCCGACATACATGTATCATCCTCTACCTATCGATACGAAATATTATCAGCATTACTCGAAGCTGGATTCACTAGGATTGGGATAGCAAAAAATTTTATTCACGTAGATAATGACCCTATAAAAACACAAAAAGTAATTTGGACTTATGCTTAAATTAATTAAAAAATTATTAGGATTTAAAGACTCTGGAGATATTGGAGGTTTGGGTATGGAGATTAGAGAGCTCATTAAGGGCAAAGAAGTTGACCCTCAAAAACTTATTGAAATGCAGACTGCTATCAATGAGATGGAAGCAAAACATAGAACAATATTTGTTGCTGGCTGGCGTCCATTTATAGGATGGGTATGTGGTTTTGCACTTGCATATAATTTTGTATTAAGAGATTTATTGGTCTGGTGGGTAGGGCAAGACCAAGTTCCTCCGGCTCTACAAATGGAGCATTTGATGACAGTTCTTGTTGGAATGTTAGGTCTTGGAGGAATGAGAACTTTTGAAAAATTAAATAATAAATCTAATTAAATGGCAAAATCCCTTGCAGGTCTTCGTTACGAAAAGCCTAAAACACGCAGGCCTGGTGTACACGCAAAAACTAAATCATCAAAACTCAAATCATCTAAAAATTACCTTAAAAGATACAGAGGTCAGGGCAGGTAAATAATTTATATCTTTGTATTAATTAAATTTAATCTAATGGATATAAGAAAAATCTCTATTGGCCAAGACTATAAGTCTAGTGCAATGCACTACATAGTAGGTCAAGAGGTATTAGGAGGTAAATACGTAATACATTTAATACAGTACGTAGAGCAATCAGATAGTATAAAGATTTGGATACAACACAATGACGAGATTCTTTTGTGGAAAGAGTTTAACTCTAATATGCCCGTCTCGATAGAATATAATATTAATTTTTAATGAGGTCACCATTTTATTTTATTGTAAAACCTTTAGATGATAAAAGGTATACAAATACAAAAAACATAGAAGGTATGGAGTTTATTACAAGTACCTCTGAGGAAAACCATAAAGCTTCAAACAGACAGGGTGTAGTAGTTGCTGTGCCTCTTGGTTATGATGGGCCAATAAAAGTTGGCGATATACTTCTTGTACACCATAATGTATTTAAGTTCTATAATGACATGAAAGGTAGAGTAAAATCTGGTAAGAGTTTTTTCAAAGACAATTTATTCTTTATTGAAAATGACCAGTTCTTTATGTACAAACAAGATGATATGTGGCATTGTCATGATAGATATTGTTTTGTAAAGCCTGTAGAAAAAGAAGATTCATTTATATCAAAGCTTGGAACAGAAGAACCTCTTGTTGGTATTATGAAATACCCCAACAAATATTTATCTTCACAAGGAGTAAACAAAGGAGATAAAATATCATTTAAACCAGAGAGTGAATACGAGTTTATGGTAGATGACGAAAAACTATATAGAATGTATGACCATCAAATAACAATTAAGCTATGAAGTCAGAAGATTTAAAAAAAGAAATTATACACGCAGGGCGTAGAGCTGTAGAGCAATTAATTAAAGTTGCAAAAGAAGATATTATAAAGCCAGACCCTGATGATGAGCTTGCAGCTGATAGATTAAAAAATGCAGCAGCTACTAAAAAACTAGCTATATTCGATGCGTTTGAAATACTAAATAAAATAGATTTAGAAGAAGAGGTTATAAACTCAGGAGGTCAAATAGATAAAACAAATACAAAACAAGGATTTGCAGAACGAAGGTCAAAGTAATTTATATCAAGTAATCAAAGATTATATTCCTAAGTCTGTTCTTGTAAAAAAGAATAGAGCTAAGACTTGGGTGTATGGGTATAATGAGAAGTACGATGTAGTGGTTATATCTAAATCAGGACAGATAGGACAGATAATTAATATTAATGGTTTAGCAATAGCATTACCTAAACAGCCAGAGGAATTGTTTAAACGTTCTGATAAAAAGGAAAACCAGTATTGGGAAAGACATGAGCTTCCAAAAGATTTAACAAGAATAAATTCTATATTTCAGTGGAACGAAAGACCACCTTTATTTAAAAACAAGTGGGTAGATTATATTGAAGAGGAGTTTGATAGAAGAGAACTTGGATTCTGGTTTTACAATAACGGAAAGCCTACATATATAACAGGCGCTCATTATATGTATTTGCAGTGGACTAGTATTGATGTTGGTTATCCTGATTACAGAGAAGCAAATAGAATATTCTTTCTATACTGGGAAGCTTGTAAAGCTGATAATAGATGTTTTGGATTAGACTATTTAAAAATAAGACGTTCAGGGTTTTCTTTTATGGGGTCATCAGAATGTGTAAATACAGGAACACTAGTTAGAGATTCTAGGGTTGGTATATTATCAAAGACAGGTTCTGATGCTAAGAAAATGTTTACAGACAAAGTTGTTCCTATTGCAAATAGACTGCCATTCTTTTTCAAACCTATACAAGATGGTATGGATAAACCAAAAACAGAATTAGCGTTTAGAGTTCCAGCCTCTAAGATTACAAAGAAGAATATGTATGATGATGTGGATGAAGAACTAACAGGTCTTGATACTACAATTGACTGGAAAAATACAGATGACAACTCTTATGATGGTGAAAAGCTTTTACTGCTTGTACATGATGAATCTGGTAAATGGATTAAGCCTAATAATATTTTAAACAACTGGCGTGTAACTAAAACTTGTCTCAGACTAGGAAGTAAGATTATTGGTAAATGTATGATGGGTTCTACTTCGAACGCTCTTGATAAGGGTGGTGAAAACTTTAAAAGACTATATGAAGATTCTAATATATCTACAAGAAACGCAAACGGACAAACTAAATCTGGATTATACTCTTTGTTTATTCCAATGGAGTGGAATATGGAAGGGTTTATAGATAGATATGGTATGCCTGTGTTTAGAAAACCTGAGAAACCTGTAGCCGGTGTAGATGGTGAATGGATTACAAATGGAGCAATAGATTACTGGGAGGCAGAAGTAGATTCACTTAAGAAAGACCCTGATGCTCTGAATGAATTTTATAGACAGTTTCCAAGAACAGAATCTCACGCATTTAGAGACGAGAGTAAATCATCCCTGTTTAATTTAACTAAGATATATCAGCAAATTGATTTTAATGATTCACTTATTATGGAACATCACGTGACACGTGGTAGATTCTATTGGAAAGATGGTATAAAAGACTCTGAGGTTATCTGGACACCAGATTCTAGAGGTAGATTTAAAGTTTCGTGGACACCGAAGAGAGGACTCAATAATAGAAAGATTCAAAAGCACGGTATATATTTTCCAGCTAACGAGCATATAGGAGCATTTGGTTGTGATAGTTATGATATATCAGGAACAGTTGGAGGTGGAGGTTCAAATGGAGCATTGCACGGTTTAACTAAATATAATATGGATGAA